AATATTCCCATTATAGACCTCCGTGAGCGTTGGAGCAGGCAGAACCCAAATATCTAACATTACTTAAGTCTCCAAAATCTACCGCATTTCCTTCTGTAGATATTGAGACATATTGAATAACATTAACTTCAACAACTGGTGATGCATATCCACCTCCCCATACCCCACGAGTTGATGAAGAACACGCTGCTGCTAATGAAACTGAATTGATCAAATCACCAAAGTTTTGTGCATTCCCTGTTGTTGCTATTGTAATAAACTCAATTGTATTTGTTATTGGATTAGAACCACCATAAAGACCTCTGGTTGCATTAGAGCACCCACCAGAAGAAAATTTAGCAGCAGTTAAATCTCCAAAGTCTTGTGCATCTCCAAGTGTTGATATTGTTATAAATTCTATAGTATTTGTAGATGCTGGATTTTGTCCTCCCATTATCACACCTCTTGTTGGAGATGCACATCCTGTACACAAATTAGTTGGATTTGATAAATCTCCAAAGTCTTTTGCATTTCCTAATGATGCTATAGTTACATAATCAATTATATTAACTCTTGCTGCCGCTGGAGAATCCCTACCCCCCATAAAAATTCCTCTTGTTGCACCAGCAAGTGCTCCCAATTGATTATTATTTGGTTGATTTAAGTCTCCAAAATCTTTAGAATCTCCAGTAGAAGAAATTGTAAAATATTCAATTGTATTTGTTGCTGTTTGTCCACCTGTAAACAAACCACGAGTTGCTGAAGAGCAAGATGCACCATCACCTTTTGCAGCACTCAAATCTCCAAAATCTGTTACATCACCAGTTGAAGAAATTGTAATATATTCTATGGTATTAATATAAAGTTGTGGACTATATTCTTGCCTTCCGCCTACAAAAACACCACGAGCACCACCATTCAGGTTTGGTGAGAATGTATGAACCTGAACCCACTGCGAACCATCCCAATACTCCAACTTCTGTGAGTCAGAGTTGAATCTCATTGCACCTAATGGTATTTCGGATGGAGGTAAACTCATAGTCTTATATGTCCTTTAAGTATTTATCCGAGGCCGCCGTGACCATTAGAAAGACCATTTGCTGCGTGTCTTCCTATAGTCAAATTGCCAAAGTCTATGGAATTGGAGTTTGTTGGAATAGTAACATACTCAATATTATTAAATGTACCCACACCTCCACTAAATACTGCTCTGGTTGAATTTGCAGCAGATCCTAATAGTCTTGATGAGTAAGATAAATCACCAAAATCAATAGAATTGCCTATGGTAGCGATATTTATATACTCTATTACATTTCCTGAAGTTGATGGTTGATCGTAACCACCGCCAAAAACTCCTTTAATTGTATTTGAAGATCCTCCTCTACCACGACTTTGATTTCTAATACAATCTCCAAAGTCTTGTGCATTTCCAGTTGATGCAATAGTTATATAATTGATTGCATTTCCATTTCCATTACCACTAAAGAATACTCCTCTTGTAGGTGAAGAACAAGCAGCACCTTCAGAAAGACCTCCACGTAAATCTCCAAAGTCTTGAGCACTTCCAGTTGATGCAATTGTTACATATTCTAAAATATTTGATATTACTGGATTAGACCCTGCTGCCCATACCCCCCGAGTCCCATTAGAACATCCTGTCCCAGAAAATCCCTCTGGTTGGGTAGTATCACCAAAATCAACCGCATTTCCAGTAGAACTTATAGTCACATAATCAATTATATTTCTAAGTGTTGGGGTTCCATATCCACCCGCATAGACCCCTCTAGTTGCTGATGAAAATGAAGATGCATCCGTTCTTTCTGTAGTCAAATCTCCAAAGTCTTGTGCATCACCTGTAGAGGATATTGTAATATAATCAATAACATTAACTTCTCCAGGTGCTCTTCCTCCACCAAATACCCCACGAGTTCCTGCATTATAATTTCCAACTGGTGCTCTTTGTTCCGTTGGTCCTGTTGGAAGATAGAAATAATTTTCTGTGTTTATCGTTGTTGGTCCTGCAAATTCTACTGAATCATCACTACCTACTGATGGTGTGAAGTCTGATGCTCTGTTTCCTGGATCTAATTTGGTTACTGAGACATTATCAACAATAATTGAAGTTCCATTAGCATCTACAGCAAACGCCAAAGTTGTTGTGGTAGTAGTAGCAGTAAAATGTCCAGATAGTATGCGTGTTTGTCCACTAGTTCCTGCTAGATATAAAAGCGGGTTGTCTATATTAGTCCACCCAGTTCCATACATTATATAAATATCTCCTCTACTTCCAACAGAATTTACTTCAGAATTGATAGTATAAACATATCCAGGCACTGTCGTAAATGTTTGATATGTTGACCTACCACCACCACCAGTTCTAGTAATCTGCATCTTACCAGAAGACCAAGTATTTGTGGATTCGTATGTAGTCCATCCACTTACATCAGTATCAAAAGTTCCATTTGTAACTAACTCAACACCATCTGCTTTTTGTAAATCTCCATAACCCGTAATAGTCTTACCAGTTGCTTCTGTTGTTGGGTCATTAGAATCCTGGCAACATAAGAGAACAGTGCCTGGAAGTTTTGTGAGATTTCTTGTGGGTGGTATGAAGTTTGATGTGTAGAGTGCAGTACCTTTGATGATACGGAGGTTGGAGATGAAACCTTTATATTCGTACTGTCCAGGATAATCTGTTCTATCTACAATACCAATGACAATTGAATTATTGTTATGTCCCCAATCAATAGAAGAACTATAAGTTGTTGATATTTCTTGTATACCATCAACAAATCCTCTTAAAGTAGAACCACTTCTACACATTACAATATGATGCCATCCACCATCTCGTAAATTAGTTGTTCCTGTTATGTCAATAGCACCTGGATTTACGAAACGTAGAACTCCAGTATTTGATATTTGAAACAATACCATCGCACTATCATAGTCATATGATCCAAAAATTCCTTGATAATCGCTATTGTCAGAAGAATTTACCCAACACTCAAGAGTAAAATCTCCAGTTCCCATATTAAAACCTTCATTGTCTGGAATATTCAAATAATCCCCAGTCCCATCAAACTCAACAGACCCAGTAATCGCACTGCTTCCACCAGACTTCACAACATTTATAAGAAGACCAGGAGTGAGTTCATTTGCAACTGCATTTCCATTGACTGTGATAGTCTTGCCAGTCTTCTCTTCGTCTGCTTTGGTTGTTGACTGACACGCTAAAAGAACCGTGTTTGGTATGACTTCCAGTTCTCTTGTAGGTGGTGTGAAGTTTTCTGTGTAGAGTGCTTGACCTTTTAGGACTCGTAAGTTGGAAATGTGACCATTAAAATAATTATCTAATGTTCCAGGTAAAACACTACCAACATATGTTGTTTGACTTGAAGTATGCAGTGTTGAATTTACTGTTCCAGTATAAACTGTACCATCTACTGATATATAAGAATTGATACCAGATTTTGAGATTGCTATATGTATCCACTTATTTGTAGTGATAAGTCCAGGTAAAGTTTGATGAGTAGTATAATTTATTCCATCTGGTGAAGTTCTATGTGCAATTGATCCATCATTTCCAATTACAACATAAAGTTCTCTTGCCGATGAAGTATTATATCTGCCGAATAATGCTGGAATTGATGATAAACTCTTCAAATATATCCACGATTCAATTGTATAATCATTACTTCCGAATTGAAAGTCACTGTTACTTGCAAGACTCAAATAATCACCACTACCATCAAACTGAACGGACCCAGTGGTCTCAAAGACTTCTGTGCTTGTAATTCTGTTTGCTCTTAAGTTTGCCATATTAGAAACCTCCTAGTCCACCGTGAGAGTCTGATAATGCACCAAGAACAGATCTTGCTAATGTTAAATCTCCAAAGTCAACAGAATTACCAGTTGTTGCAATTTCAACATATTCGATAACATTAATTCTTGTAGTTGGTGCTATTTGTGATCCAACTGCAACTATTGCCCTTGTCTGCGTTGCACAACCTTGTGTTCCGTAAGAGTATTGACTAGTTTCTCCAAAATCAATAGCATTTCCTGTTGTTGCAATAGTTAAATAATCAATTGTTCTTGAAAAAGTTGGTGTTGTGTATCCATTAGCGCAGATTCCTCTAACTGAATTTGAAGATGCATTTATATATCCTCTAAATTGAGTCAAGTTTCCAAAATCAACAGTATCACCTGTGGATGATATGGTTATAAATTGCATTCTATCGGTAGTTCCAGAAGCGTGGAATGGTTGAGCAGTATTACCACCACAAAAAACACCCCTTACTCCATTTGAAACGCCTGATGGTGCGTGATTTGGTTCCATCAGATTTCCAAAATCTAATGCATTACCAAGAGTTGAAATTTCAACATAATCAATTATATCTACATTAGCAGGTCCCACTCCCCCTGCCCATATCCCTCTCGTGGAAGATGAAAGAGACCCTACGTGAACATCAGAATGAGTTAAATCGCCAAAGTCTATAGCATTGCCCTCAGCAGCAATAGTAATATAGTCAATTGTATTTCCTGTTGGGTCATCCCCACCACCAAAAAGACCTCTTATTGATGAAGAACAACCACCGATTCCTCTTCTTGCTACTGTTAAATTTCCAAAATTAACTGCATTTCCTAAATTTTGAATATTGATAAAATCAATAACAGAAGTATTACCAGGAACACTACCACCACCAAAAACACCTCTCCCCCTACCACCCCCATCAGCATAAGAATTCACAGTTCTCCATTCATAACCAGTATAAAACTCAAGTTGTCCTAAATCCTGGTTAAATCTTGTGCTTCCTTTCTCTGGTGTATCTTCTCTATCTTCTGAGCCACCGTGTGGTAAATCAAACTTACCAGTCACAGTCAGACTATCTAATCGTCCTCCTGTGAGTGGAGTATCATCAGAAACTGTAACTTCTCCATTAATTACAATCTCACCTGATAAAGAATTTAGATTGCCTTTTGAATCTTGTGATACTGATAAGTTATGATATAGAGTCTGTGTCTCATTTAGAAAACCATCATATCTTGTGATAGTTGAAATGTTATCACCACCAACAGAATTATCAGCTAAAATATTGCCACGAACATCCAGACGAGCAGTTGGATCATTTGTCCCGATTCCAACCTGTTCGTTTTTTAAACTTAATTCATCTGGAAAATTAATTCTAATCTTTGGCATTTTACGATGCTTTTAAGTATTTATCTATGATCATTAGAAACCACCAAGACCACCGTGAGAGTCTGATAAACTACCAGATTGAATCCAATAATTTGCAGATAAATCTCCAAAATCTTGTGCATTCCCTGTTGTAGTTATTGTAATGTAATCTATGATATTGGAATATGTTGGAGTATCGCCTCCTGCAAATATTCCTCTTATCTGTGTTGATGTAGAACCACTATTTCCTCCACCACGATTACTAGTCAAATCACCAAAATAAATTGCATTACCTGTGCTTGCGATAGTTATATAATCAATAGTATTAACTCTTGTTGGACCACCACCAAAAAATACTCCACGAGTTGAATTGGAGCATCCTCCTAAACTTCTTCTACTTTTGGTTAAATCGCCAAATGATATTCCATTTCCTTGTGATGCAATAGTAATAAATTCAATCTCACTCAAAACTGCTGGGTCACTAATACCACCGCCATTAATTCCTCTGGTTGAAGATGCAAATGTTCCACAATCTCTTCTTGCAGTTTTTGCATCGCCAAAATCTAACGCATTTCCCAGTGTTGCTATTTCTACATAATCAATTTGATTGCTAGCAACATCACCATGTCCATAACTAATACCCCTAGTAGAACTTGATAATCCTCCAGCAGTTTGTTTTGATGATTGCAAATTGCCAAAATCTTGCGAATTTCCTTCACTTGCAATTGTTATATAATCAATATCACTTATGTTTGGTCCAGGTCCTTGACCTCCCATAAAAAGACCACGAGTTGATGAGGAACATCCAGTACTTTGTCTTCTCGCAGTTCCTGTTAAATCTCCAAAACTTATAGAGTTTCCAAGGGTCATTATATTGATATAATCCATTCTCCTCGATTCTCCTGGAGTGGGAGTATCTATAGTTCCTCCACCAAAAACACCCCTTCCTCTCTGTGTCGTATTATCAACCTGTCTCCATACATTACCATCCCAGAACTCAATAGTCTTAAAGTCTACATTATAATATAATTGTCCTGGTTTTACCTTACTTGGTCTATCTTCTGTTCCACCAGTTGGGATAGTGAAAGTATTGAAGACTTTCAGACTATCAATATTACCTTGAGAACTTGTTACTCCATCTTCTATAGTTGCAGTTACACCATCACCAATAATAATTTCGTCAGATAAAGACGAACTGGTAGAAGTAGATACATTTAAAGTCTCATCAACATTTTGATTTGAACTTAAAAATCCTTCAAAAGTTGTTAGAGAAGAATCTCCAGTAACTCTTAAGTTATGTGATTTTATATCACCAACAACTTCTAACTCTTCTTGTGGTTCTGAAGTATTGATACCAACTTTTTTATTCTTTAATACAAAGTCGTCAGAATGACCGAAACGATTAGTTGCCATTTTAGAAACCTCCTAAACCACCGTGAGAGTCTGATGTTCCTCTCATTCTTGTTTGAGACTCTATATGGTCCCCGAAGTCTTGTGCATTTCCTGTGGATGATATGTTTATATAATCTATTGTATTTACATTTGTTGGATTTACCCCACCAAATATTATACCTCTTGTTTGAGATGCTGTTCCTCCAGGATATGTTCTTCCTTGAGTCAAATCTCCAAAGTCAATTCCATTTCCATTTGAAGACATTGTTACATATTCACTATTAATACTATTAAAATTAGGTGTATTATATCCTCCACCAAAAACACCTCTAACACTATTTGATAATCCAAACATTCCTATTCTTCTTTCGGTAACATCACCAAATTCAATTGCATCACCTTTAGAAGAAATAGTAACAACATCAATTGTTGATATTAAACCAGCACCAAAAGTTCCGTTATATCCACCGATAGAAAATCCACGAGTTGGAGAAGAAAAACAAGTTTTTACTGCACTAGAATTAGTTTGGTCTCCAAAATCAAGTGAATTGCCGAGTGTATTTATTTCAACATATTCAATAACATTATAATATGCAGGAAGACCACCACCATAAAATAAACCTCTTGTTGAACTTGAACATCCACCAGTATTTCTAAAATAATTTCCAGTAAGATTTCCAAATTCAATTGCATTTCCTGCAGATGCAAGCGTCACATATTCAATTCCAGTTACACTATATCCGCCGCCCCAAATTCCACGAGTTGATGAACCAAATGCTGCTCTAATTTCAGCACCAGCAGAAACTGCATCTCCAAAATATTCTGCATTACCAAGAGTATGAATATTCACATAACCATAAGTTCCATTGGAACCAAAAACACCACGACCACTTGCACCAGAGACTGTAAATTGTCTCCACTCAATTCCATTATAAAACTCAAGTGTATTCAGGTCATCATTAAATCTTACCATTCCTTCTACTGGTTGGTCTGGTCTTTCATTTGTTCCACCATCAGGAACACTAAAGTGTGATTGAATACTTACACTTTCTAATGTTCCAACACTAACTAAGGAATCATCTGAAACTTCAAATATTCTATCCTCATCTACTATGATGTCTTCGGATAGTGTATTATATTCTCCCTCTAACTTTAAGTAATCTGTTTCTCTTTCGTTTACTCTTGTGAATGTTCCTACATTATCGGAAGTATAACTTAGTACAGAGGGAACATTAATATTATAATTTTGTACAATAAAACCACTATAAACTGACAGGGTGGTTTCATCCTTTACATTGAAGTCTCCCTTTATAGTTCCGACGACTCTTAATTTTACTTCTTGTTGATTTGTGCCAATACCGACTAGTTGATTTTTTAGGGAGAAATCCTCTGCAAACCCAATACGAGTACTAGTCATTATTTTTCACCTTATACTGAAATTTTTGTCATTAATGAAGTTACGGTTGCCGAACTTGAGTTATTCATATTAACTTGAAATAATAAATTACCACCACTAATAGTTACACTAAATGAACCTAACATATCACCAGTAGCAACAGCAGCTTGTTCAATTATACTTGCAGTAGTTCCATCATGAATTACCAAATATCTACCGATCTGATAGTCAGTTCCTTGTGTAATTTGAGTTGTAATAGTTGCTGATCTATGAGTAGTAATATCAAATTGTTCACAAGTTGTAGCAGCAGTTGTTGCAACAGTAGTGTCTTTTTCTGCGGCACCACCAAGTCCGCCCCATTCATTTCCGTTATAACCTTCATAAGTTACTAATTCACTATTGAATCTGATATCTCCAGCAACTGGAGAATCACTTCTTTCTGCTGTTGTTCCAACAGGAACTTTTAGTGATCCAGTTCCACTAATATCAGCACCATCTGTGGTTGTTTCAAATCTTATATTATTATCATAATAAAGTTTTACTGCTCCATCAACTTCAAATACAGCAAGATTTTCCGTTGCTCCTTTTGTGAAGGAAATATTTCCATCACTTTGAACTTTAAATCCACCACTTGAATCGTCTATGATGGTTCTATTTGTTGGACCATCATGATAAATCTGTAAGTCATTACTATTACCAAAGTTAGCAACTTCGTTATCACCCAAAGAAAGATGATCTAAATCTAATGTAGTAGAATTGATAGTTGTTGTAGTGCCCTGAACTACAAGATTACCTTTAATTTCTACAGTACCAGTATCATCACCTACTGTTGAAGGATCAATAATAAAGTTTGATGGACCATATAATGCTCCAGTTGTTCTAATGTTTCCAGCAACAACTAATTTTTGATCTGGATTTGTATCGGCAATACCAACATTGCCAGAGCTGTGGATTCGTGCTTTTTCGCTACTACCAATAAAAAATGAATGATATGAAGCACGAGTTTCATTGCCTACATAAACACTTGAACTTCTATTAAAATGAAGACTTAGGTTAACATTACCAGACTCTCCAGGCCCAAATTCAATACCTTCTGCTCCCCCATTGGATATATGTAGTGGGCGAGCAGGGCTCGTTGTACCAATCCCAACTTTAGAAAGTCTGTAGATATCTGAACCAGTTAGAGTCCATCGTGAAGCAACATGTTCTGCTCCATTTTTATACAGAGTTCCAGTGAAGTTAATGTCTCCACTAACATCTAAAGTATATGCAGGAGATCCCTGACCTATGCCAACTTTATCATTAACTTGATCTACAAAAAGAGTATTTCCTGTAGATGTGCCAGTTCTATCTGTTTGGAGACCATAGTTAATTACAAAGTCTCTTTTTGTTGCTACTGCCATTAACCTTTTACCTCATTAGACGATGATGGAGGTTCTGCTGACTTTTACTGAAGCTGATGCTGCGTTTGCCATAGTAACAAGAAGTCTCGCATTACCACCAGTAATATCAACATCTAATGTACCTAAAGTAGATCCAGATAGAAGAGTGCCGTATTCGGTAATGTAAGGAGTAGTTCCATCGTGAACAAGAAGAATCTTACTTACTTGATATGAAGAACCTTGAGTGATTTGAACTAAGTATTCTGCGCTTCTAAACTCAGATGTGCTGAATTGATCTGTTACTGTCTCAGAAGTTGTTGCAACTGTAGTTGTAGTGCCAGTAACAGCAGTCTGAGTACCAACGTATAGTTCAGATCCAACACCACCAATTTGAAGTTTGCCAGTTACAGATGTGAATAGATTTGCAATTCCAGTTGTTACATCCGTGGTCAAGTTAATTTGACCAGAAGCAGTACCTTGAATCTTGAGTGTGTTGCCAGTTACACCGCCACCAAATGTTAATGTAGATGCTCCACCTGTGGCGGCAGTAGCAATATTAATTGTTCTTGCACCAGTTCCAACATGAGAAACATTTAGTGTTGTTGAAGCACCACCAAGATTTAATGTTGTTGCTGTGGTATTTGCGAGGTTAAATGTTGTGGTTGAAACTGTAAGGTCACCACCATCAATATTTACATCACCATCAACATCCAAGTTATCTTGTACATTAACAGTACCAGCAGCAGAATCAAGAATTAAGTTTCCTGATGCTGTGGTAATATCATTATCTTCTGCACCAGGAGCAATTTGAATTTCTCCAAAGTGACCTTCGCTAAATGGTCTTGAAGTAGTACCAATATATGCACCTTCATCTGCATCTGGGATAATACCAGTATTAACAGTAACCTCTCCAGTTAATAGTGAAGTTCCAGTTACAGATAAATCGTTACCAACTCCAATATCATTTACATTAATATTACCTGATCCATCACGAAGAACCAGTTTGTTTGCAGTAGCAGAAGTATCAGCATCATTTGTTACATAGATGCTGTAATAGTTAGTACCGTTATTTGTTAGTTGCCAACGAGGAGTTCCAAAGAATGCATCATTAGACTCTAGCCATTTGAGAGCAACATCAGTGCCGCTCGTTCCTCTTGCAACTGTGATGAATGCGTCCGTTGCTGCAGCACCAGCAGTTACTGTTGTTACTGGAACAGAGAAGTTAGTTCCGTTGTCATCAGAATCAATATCTGCTGCTGCTACTGTAAATACAGTATGGGTTGCGTAACCAGAACCAGCATTGGCAATAGTTACTGATGTTACTGCACCACCTGTGCTAACAACAATATCAGCAGTTGCTCCGTAACCAGCAGTTCCACTTGAAACGACAAGAGGGACATTTCTGTATGTACCTTGAGTATAACCACTACCACCAGTGACAGAACCCAAAGTACTTACAGCACCTGCTTCAATTCCAGAGTTTAGCAGAATGTTGTTATCCTTTAGATAACTATCTGTTGTATTAACAGCAGTTAAAGTACCAGTAACGCTTAGGTTCTCAATACTGGCATTTTTTACCGCAAGATTCTGCTCACGATCTAATACTACTGTCCCGTTTAGACTTAAACCATATTGAATGTCTAATGGTTTTTGCATTGCCATTTCTTATTGCTCCTATGCTGTTAATGAATTTCTAGAAATTTTGGTGGTAGTGTTTGAAACTGAAGGGGTTATCAATAAACGAACATTTCCAGAATCAATATCAGCTTCAATGGAAGTTACTGGTGAACTATCAGTATTTAGCGTTCCATATTGAGTCATGTAGACTTCGGAACCATCATGCATAATAAAAACTTCGGTACTATAGAAATTGGAAGATCCTGTTTCTTGTACTTGTACTAAGTATTTAGTCGTTCTGTAATTAGAAGAAGCAAAAAAATCAGCAACAAACTGTCCAACAGAAGTTCTAATTATTTCTTTTTGAATTGATCCACTTCCAACAGAACCAATATACCTATATCCAACAATATAAACTGGATCTCCATTTGCAACTAAAGATGGAACTTGAGATCCGTTAAAATTTAAAACACCAGAAGAATAATCAAAGAACCAAGTATCATCGCTACCAGAACCAGATGCAGAAAGTTTTACTCCACCTGAATTTGGATTTCCTGCATAAACTTGTATAATATAATCTGGACCATATTGAGTATCAATCCAATTTCCGTCATCGGCATACCATGCTCTGGAATTAGCAACAGTTGAATCTTCTGTTAATAAGTATGCAGATGATACAGAATAAACTTGAACGATACTTGTTGAAGATGCTGGAGGAGTAAAAGGAATATCATTTGATTGATTCCAAATACCATTATTAGATACAATTAATGGTGATGGTATTGCTTCAGAAAATGCTGCTTTTTTTGTACCAGATACTGCAGTAACTTCTTCAGCTAATCCTGTTTTAGAAACAGTATAACCAATTTTCTTTAATAGAAAGTCTACTTTTTGTTCTATGGATAATGACATTTTTAGTGGTCCTCCTTATTAAGTTGCCAAAAATGACATTGAGGTTATTGATTGACCAGAATCCAATTTCCACCTGATTAAGATTCTATTATTTGCATCATTAGAAGAGGACTGTGTGCCAAAAACACATTTAAATGTTCCAGTAGAACCATTCATAGAACCGCCAGACGCACAACCTGGATTTGCGTTATTGGGAACACCAGAACCAGAATATTCTTGAAACATATCTGCCCAACCATTTGTGTTAGATAATCCTGATGTCCAAACAGAATTATCTGGCATACAAACCCAACAACCAGAATATGATCCAGTAACACTAATGTTAAATAATGAAACATTAGATCTAATTAATTCTATTTGAAAATATTGTGATCCACTTCTTCCAGAAGAATAGTTTGGACCAACTGGATAATACCCAGAAGAATAATTTGTTTGATCGTGCCTTAGCACACCACCACGAACAACTGCTTCGTAAGAACTTACATTAATGGCAGGATTCCAAGAAGTAAAAACTGGTGTTGGAGTATCTCCAGAACTTCCTGAATTAACACGAATTGCGTTTCCACTACCAATTCCTAAATTAGAAATTAAAATATTATCTTCATCAATAACATTAGTCTTTGAAGTTGTTCCCATAATATTTACATTACCCACAAAATTAACTCTTTTATTTGAATCTGTACCGTAACTTGTTGTTGCTGTAAATGTAGAAAAATGGGTTGAGGATATTGTGGAATGTATATCTCTTGGTTGGTGTGTAATAGTAGTGCTTACTGGAGTTCCGACCCCAAAATTTCTTACTGGAGGATTTGATCCACCAACAAAATCCGTGTAATTTTTAGTTCCTCCAGCAGTAAATCCAGTTGTTTGTGATCCTCCACTAATAACTTGATTCTGTATATACATATCACCAGTAGCATTTTCTAAATTTAAATTATAAGAAAATGTATTTGATGAGTTGTTTTTATAATGAGGAACGCCAGAAGAATATGAAACATCATGTGTTCCAGAATTTGGTACACTAACACTACCAAATGTTATGACTGGACTTCCTACTATGCTTGGATCTTCATACCAATATGGTTTTGTTGTTTCAAAAGAACCTTGTGTAATTTGAACATAATTAAATCCATTTGGACAAGAGACATTATTAATTCTAGTATCAAAAATTTGATAAAAATCCAAAGGTATTCCAGGATTTCTTGATGAATAATACGAATCTACATTATTCGCTATTTGCAAATTTCCATATGTTCCAGAATCATCACCAGTAGTAAATGTATGTGACCCTATTGAAGAACCGTTCAAAATTGCAACTATTTCTTGATTATCTGGATAAACAGTAACATCAAACTCACCACCACCAGGACCATATTCTGTTAAATAATCAGTTGTAATTGTATTGTCTGTATTTCTATTATACTCATCTCCAGCAACAGGAGTCATAACACCAGTAGAATTATTTATTGGAGTAAATCCAGCACACAATCTTCCAGAAGAAACACCAGATAAAGCAAGAGAAACTCCATCAATATTATCTGGTGGATCTGGAATTAAAAGTTGCAATACGTCTCCATTAAAATTAATTTTTTGTCTTTGTATTTCAAACGTATCCGTTTTATTTACTGGGTTAATGATCGACATTTCTTATCAGTTCTTTCAAGAGGCTTTTTATTTCAAAGACTTCATTCTTCAAGTTATTTATGTCATCTACAACAGCGTTGAATTTGTTGGTAAATGATTGTTTATTGGGAGTTTCTGTGTTGATAATAGCACCAGTGAAAGGGTCACGATACAACTTCTCATGACCCTTTACTTTCAAATAATTATTCATTAGTAAGAAGCAACCGCTCTAATATCTTGAATCTTTGGACTGTATGCAGGTTCAGATGTCTTCATGATAACTTTCACTGCGAAAGAGCTAAAGTTTTGCAAACCTGATACACTGTACTTCAATTCTTGATATGATTTTTGATCTTCAAACTCACCAGAGATATTATTTGTTGCTGAAGCAATTTCTTCAATATCTGGATTTCCATCCTGATTGAATGCTTCCCAGTTAATATCTTCAAAATTTTCTTGCGATGAAGATTTTTTAATCTTGTAGAAAACTTTTACATTTTCTATGTCCTTAACATTAACGGTTAATCTAACATCAATACCAGTTGCATCATTGTTTAGTGAGATCTGTTTAGTAACATATTTTGCTAAAGCAGAAGTGTTCTTTGAACTTGTTTCGCTGACATAATCAACTCCATTTTCAAATTCCATTGAGGCAACTTTAATAAACTGAGAATCTGCAGCAACTAAATTATCTCTGAAGATAACATCATTAACTCTAAAGATGTCACTGCTCTGATCGCCAACAGTAGTTTTTCTGGAATAATCACTTCCAACTTTTATCTCAGCACTAAAGTTATTATTGATTGGGTTTTTGTCATTTTCAACAATGAGTTCTCCAAGTTGAGAATCCCAGTAAATAACTTTTCCAGATATCTTATTGTCATACTTTACAGTGTTGTTACTTGGATTTAGAGCAACGATAGTTGATCCAACTTCAAAAGATTGAATAACTTCAGTAGTGCCCAAATTACTAATTGCAATTTCAACACTGTTATCAGTTCCGCCAGTATATTTTGGATTATAAAAGTCTCCACCACTTTGAGATTGTGATGAGAAGAAGAGTTCTTCATTTGCTTCGAACGCATTGATACTGGTTAATCTCACCCAAACAGTATTGCTATCATACTTAATGACTTCACCTTTTGCTTTGGAATTAATTCCCTCGACAGATTGATTTAAATCAACATCATAAACAGTTCCTTCAATAGTATTTCCAGTGATTGGGAATGAATATACTGGGAAGAATTTTAATTTCTGATATCTCTTGCCAAAACGATCTTCTTTTCCAGTGGCATTTTCTACTCTATTGGAAGACAATTTAACAGACGAAGATCTTACATCAATCACTGGCGACAGATAAGAAACATTTGATAATAGATCAATTCTATACGAAAGAGAATTATCAATATTATTGATTGTGCTATTGATATCAGAGGTAACTACTTTTTGATTGGTAAAATATTGTTCTTCATTTAAGAAAGTCTTTTCATAATTTGCAGAAGAATATGTTGCATAATTTAATGTGTTTGAATCAACTGGAATGATATTAGTTGTCTTGACAAAAGAATTAATAGAAGTTCCTTCCGATTGAATGTAATTCACCTGAGCATAAAGTTTTTCATATTTTCTATTATGAGATGCGATTACAAAAGATCCTCCGCCAAGAACACTACTACCAGCTCTATATGGAATTTGAACATTATATGAATCAATGCCAGCATTCATTACTTCAAATAGAGTTCCATTAAAAGTCGCATCTGTGATTCCACCAACATCGTTCACATTGTTAAAAAATACATAGGACTTTCCAGAGTCTTCGAATCCATGATCTCTATGAGAAATCTTCACAGTTGAATTGTTATTCTTGAATAACATTGATGTTGCGGTTGAATTTGATCTTGCTGACGTTTCAATTGGATCTGCTTGGAGTCTCTCATAACCAAGAGAAGAATTCTTTAAGAACAATTGTGCAGTTCTGCTTGTGTCAAATTCTGCTCTGTATAGAGTAAACTTAACATCTTCAAAGAGATCTTCTGTCCAGTTGTCCACATTTTGTGATTTGTAGAGAGATCCTAATCCTGGTTGAGTAGTTACAGTAATGCTTGTTGAAATATCCGACTCACCCAACTTAGATGACCACATATGGTAATCTGTTGAATCGGTTTCAATCACAAGAGCATAATCAGTATTGTTCTGTAAGTAGACTGGGTACTCAAAGTTAAATCTTGTTGGAATTACAGAATTAATAAGACCGAAAGAATCAAAGTCATCTACAGCAACACCCATGATAACTGCTGGATTGGTAATTTCAATTTGAGATTTTACCACAGCACCAGCAGCACCACTTCCTGTTCCTTTAACAACAATGGATGGATTCTCCGTGTAACCACTGCCAGCAAGTGTTAGAGTTGTGTCGTAAATTTTTCCACCCGAAACCTTGCATACAGCAGTAGATGTGCTACCACCTGGAAGTTGTGGACTTTCAATAGTTAGAACAGCGGTTTCGTAATTACTTCCAGTAGATTCAATTATTAGTTTTGAAATTTTTCCTGAATCTTTTGCAATTGTTAATGTGAGGTTAGTAGCATTTTGATTGTTGTATGATGTCAAGAAGTCCGAAGTCAAACCTTCATTTTGAAGGAAAGATATGCCATTATGATTTGACAATACAAATGTATAAACTTGCTCGTTATTGAGATTAATACGACCATCAAGTAAAGGATTAATCTGAATATCATTCTTATCCAGAACTTTAAGGATAGGTCCAGATGCACCAGACTTAGATCCTACTACAAGTTCGCCAACCTTAACTGCAAGGTTTCCACTTGCATAAACTTTTAGTTTTGTTTCTGGATTTAAAACGGATTCTGTTCCTGGAACAATATTTTTAGATGGTTTTCCTAAGTCAACATTGGTTAGATAAACTCTTACTGGAATGTTAGCACTCTTCTTATTGAAGAAGAGATCAATACCAGTAGCAAATACACCACCCTGATAATTTTCTACCTTAAATGTTTGTGCCAGTGGATTTGGTTTAATCTCAACATCAGTGTTACTGTCTACTAACTGGACACCTTCATTTGCTTTGAAGTATGAAGGTCTTGTTGAAATAATAGACTTTGGATTTTCTGGCAGAATACCAGTAGCATAGTACTTAACTTCTGAGTAAGTTTCTACAGTGCTCTTATCTTCATTTGTAGAACTTGAAGTAAATCTAATAGTCTTAATACCTGCAGGGAATCTTAACTCATCTGCTGTAGTATCATATGCAACAGTTTCTATATCATTAGTCCATGATGTTCCTTCAATTGGAGGAACACCAGCAGGAATAATGATAATTCCACTTGCATTACCATTTTCATCTGTCGTAACTGTTGATCCGAATGAGGTTGGTGAATTACTTGCAATGCCAGTAAATTTTTCATCAGGATTAACCCATCTTCCAATATTTTTTCCTTCCATAAACACAAATATTTGTGTTTCTGGTTTCATTCTTCTGATTACAAATCTAACTTCTTGACTTCTTGCAAATAGTTGTAAAGAGTTGATTACAGATTTATTGCCAATATTAGTCTTGCCAACTCCCTGTGCTAACTCATGGTTTTGTGGAGTAATATTTGAACTACTTGCCACTAATGCCATTTCAATATTGGATTCTGAATTTTCGCTGCTAATAGAAGTTAGTGGAGCAATATTATAGAATGTTCTGTTAGTTCCTACCCAGTTAATTATAAAACTATTGTAGATAGAAGAGAATGACTCATAAACATCATTCTTAGCAGAGAAGATAGTAAACAGTCCAGTATTATCATTAACAGAAATTGGAGTTACTGAATCATCATACCATTGATCAACTTCTGGAATTAAATGACCATCACCAGCATATTGAATAACCACAAACGGATTTGGGTTGATCGTCTTTGTAGCAAACTGATTTGATGCTAATGTTAGGTTTGTATATGGCAGTGTAACAATACCATTATTGTTGACATATCCATATAAAGATCTTTCATTTTCATTAGTGAAAATTTCTTCCAGGTTGAGAGAATCTTCTTTAACTTGTGGTCTTAAGACAGATTGTTGTGTATCAATAGAACATCTATAATCAATTGATTTTAAGTTTCCAACTTTGTGTGTTTCAAAATTATCTACGATAAATCCACTCTTGAATCTATCAAAACCAATATCATCCTTGATTTGCATGTTTAATGCTTGTTGCTCAAGGATGCTTAAAGTTGTATAGTGCTCAAGACGCTCAATTCTCTTCTCAAGTTTACCGATGTCTCTCATCGTATAACGCTTGTTGTCTACAGGAATAATCTTTACATCTCTGTAGGAAGTTGTGAATGATGGAACGTAGATGTAATAGAGAGGGATACTATCATCAATTGTTTCTGGTTTTGCTGGGTTCAGTGATGAATTGCCTTCTTTGATAATAAATTCTCCCTTCTTAGTTAAGAAAATACCATCTATTCTGTCAAGGTATTGAGTCTCACTAAATGAAATGGTATACTCTAAGTTTGCATCTATTGCTGGTGTACTTGTTGGAACACCACCAGGACCACTGAAACTATTGAATTCTCCTTGAGTTAGTAGAGATTTATCTTGGAATCCGCTGATAACTGCATTTGAATCTACCTTTGGTCTAAAGTCAATAACACTCTTCAATGAAACATTTCCATAAACAGAAGAATTGAAGTACGGAATGTCATCTTCACCAACACCAGCTTCGTGTAGATATGAATCTACCGTACAGAAATCTCCTTGTGAATGTTCAAAATAATCAAATCCAACAACAAGTTGACCAGTTGGAGCATCAAATCCTGGTTTCAAAACAATTCTTGATACATCATAGAAAGTATCTCTTTGTCCATTATCAAAAGTGAATCTATTTGTTACGTCAGTACCACTGATAAGAATACCATCTGAATCTACAACTGGAGGATTGGAACCACCTTCATAAACATATCTAAGACGATATGCATCAGAATACGTGAAAATTTCAGTATCTTCAGAATCATAGTCATATCCTCTAAGTGGGACAATTCTGTCTCCACCAGCAGTAATAACAATTCTTCTGTTGGCGATAGAAGTTTTAAGTCTTGGTTTTGCTTTCGAAACTTCTAAGGTTGCTGTTAATTTTAGAGTTGGGAAATTTGTCGTTAGATTTCCAAAGAAATCATCTGGAAGAGAGATAGTTACACTTCCTGAAGTGAGTCCGCTTGTAGCATCTGTAGATGTATCAATATTTACATAACTTGGATCGATGTAGATAATGTCTCCATCTTTCACTACATTAGAACTTCCTTTGTCTAAAACTGTAATAATGTAATTCTCTTTAGTGTAACTTACAAATCTTTGTGTTCCGAATGGAAGTTGTGCAGCAAATGTTAGCAATCCGCCACTTGAAGAACCAGTAGTTACAAAATCTCTTCTGAAATAATACTTAAACTTTGAATCAACTGTATCCTTAATAAGAGATCTGATCTGTTTACTTCCAGTTGGGAAAATAAGAGTTGAGAGAGCAGTATTTGATTGTTTTGGTCTTACTCTTGCAATCGAAGCATTTACAACATTATTTTGTAGAGCAGAATCTAAGTAGATCCTGGTTTTTTTAGATCCTTGAGATCTTGTGGTTGTTTGAACAATTCCTCTATTTACAACACCAGATGTATCTGTGAATTGAACAAGATCACCTTGCTTAACATAATTAGCAGCATCATCACCAAATCCATTAGATTCGATGTACTTATATCCTTTTGTTCCAGAGAAGGAATATGGTGTTACTTGAGTAGTCGAAGAATATTGCTCCTTACTCAATTCGGTATCTGCGGTGAATCTGTTTTCACCACCAGATCCAAATACTGAGTAAAATGACTTAACATTTTCAGATGAATAATTTTGAACAGTATCTTTAAATAAAACAGGAACGATTATTGCTGCTGGACTTGGAGCTGTTGCTCCTCCAGATACAGCTGCTTGAGCAGATGGAGGAGATGAATAAGTTTGTAAGAAAGCATTTCTGTTACTTACATCAACTCTGTAAAGTGTTCCTGTAGAATTTAAACCAATAGATACAATAGAAGAATCATACTTGACACCATCAACTTCAATGTTGGTTGTCGAAGCATTATATCCAGTTCCCCTTCTTGTAACAATAAAGTGTGAAATAGTATTTTCTACAGCAATTCTTCTTACATTATTGTCCTCATCGGAAATAGTTTCTCCAGGAACAAAATTGCCATAGAGAGTTTTAACAAACAATTGGTTTCCAGTGGAATATTGTCCACTTGCTGTACCCTCTACAACTCCATACGCACCGCTCTTAGAACCAATAATATATTTTCCTGCACCAAAAGTATCTTGTGCTACAGGACTATCCAGAGTTAACTTCGTAAAGAAGATTGGATTGAAATAACTAAAGGAGAACGTAGCATCGTAAAAATCAGTTCCCTTCGATAGAACTTTATCGATATTTGGGTTGAACCCAGTAGGAAGATCTTTGAAATAGAAGTTTTTTGGTTTTGCAATACCAATTAGTGGAGTTACAATTTCATTGTAGTCCCTGATAACACCAAACTCTTGACCTGTTGAACTTAAAGCTGCATTTTTTGTTCTGAAAAGTTTAGTTTCTTTAGTTGAGTCGCTATCATTAAACTCTTTAAAATAAAGATCCAAATGATCTTTTCTTCCATATACAGTGAGTTCTAAGTAGTCTGCTCCACCAGTGCCATCAAGTTCTGGTCTTTTTACAATAGACCAGGACAATGACTTAACAGAGTCTACTTCATCTGCAGTTTTCTTAAACCAAAGTAAACCAATACCACTACCATCAGTTGCTGCAAAAGTGGTATCATTGATATCTGTAAATGTAAATGTAGTGTCTCTACCTTCAATGTAAATTGTCTTGATACCAATATCTTCGTTATTGAAAGTTACACCTTCCGAAGAAAAAGCATACTCTGCTCCTCTTCTGTCAATAGTTTGTTTATAATATGTGCTGTCCTCAGTTCCATTTAAACCAATACTTCCATCATTGAAAGTTGAATATAAGTAAACATTTGGGTATGCGGTTAATTCTGATCCATCCGCATTTAATGGAACTGATCCATAGACATTAGTAATTTTAAAGTCAGATAACCCCCTACCCTTAATGGTGTTATTATCCCTCTCTAAGGTGTCTCTCGCCTTCTCTACCTCAATGTACTTGGTTTCCTTATTGACTATCTCATAACCCCTTACATACGCCTTTCCAGGTCCAATAGAAGCGACCATCTTCCTTGCCGCTTCAAGAGGAGCAACACCATTAACAGTATTTGATGATCTATCTAAATTATAGAATCCAAGGTTTCCATTTCTTTGATAATACTCTCTAATATCAATAGGGAAATCTTGTACTACATAGTCACCAGACTCATCATAAGTTCTGCGTGCTAAAGTATCTTCAAGTAAAGTATAATCAGCTTTCTTAACTTTCTTTTCTACTACACCAGATTTAACTTTTAAAAGTTGAATAAAGTTTTTGTCTGTTACTTCTGTATATCCATATTTCTTCAGACTAAGAGAGATTTTTAATCTGTTTGCTCCAGGAGAAGAGAAGTTTGAATAACCCTTTGCATTATCATATAAAGAAGGATCTTCATCTGCAGAGATAATTGATTCAATAATATTAAAACCAATTTTTGCTGATGGGCGATTATAATACTTACTTACAATTAATAATTGCTCGTCATTTCTTACAAAAAATCCATTAACAAAATAAATACCTTCTTCAATTTTTACAGCAGAAGCAAGACCCATTGCTGGACTTAACTCCGCCTTCGATTCTCCTGTATCTGGATTAACAATAGTTACGGTTGTTGGTAGAACACTTCCATCTGTTCCAACAACAAGTAAAGGTGTATTAATTCCATCAACTACTTCAAGTGTTTCGCCCTGTCTGAATGTTGATTCATCTGCTGCGTCGCCACTTGTGGTGTACTTAACATAAAGAGTATCTGCTTCTGCATCATTTGCATACTCAGCTGCAATGATAGTAGCAGATACTCCAGATGTAATTCCTCTAATCTTTTCGCCAACTAACTGCTTGATATCATATTTTTGATATATGATATCTCCATCAACATTTACAGCAACTTCAGATACGGAAGATAACTTAACATAATTTAAATTATTGTTAAGACCAATCTCTCCTGGTACGACAAGATCTCCCTGTTTAAACTGGAACTTGCCGTAACTTTCAATTTGGTTCTGTAAAACAGATTGTAGGGAAGTAAGTTCCCTACTTTGAATAGAATACCCTGGTCTAAAAAGTACTTTATAAAAGTTTTTAGATGGGTCATAATCATCAAAGTAGGGATCTACATTGAGGTTCGTCTTTTGTGGCATTTTCTGAAATTATCTACTTCTTTTACTAAAAGCAGACGTAATCAGAACTCGATAACCAGCTTGATATCTTCAATTTGGTCCGCAGCTCTTGTGATTAGTCTTCTATTCTCTATGTATATAAGATCGCCAGAGTTATTGTCGATTTCTGGTAGAGAAATGCCATTTGTGAAATCGCCAAAGAATGGAGCATTTGGATCATTACTTGCAGTGGCATTGTAAGTACCGTCAATAGTTCCAACAGCAAGTGTAGTATCAGCATCAACAGGGTTTGCGTTGTTTTCAAATGCTCTTACAACACCATTGTTCTTGTGATAATCTGGCGACTGGAATACCTTGAGAATTCCACTGAAACTTCCAGGAGCATCAGGAGTCCAAGATACAACCGTACCGATTGCAGTTCCACCAGTAACTGTCTGCCTTACAATATCGTCTGGGACATAATCAGCACCAGCTGAATTAATTTTCAGAGCAGTTAGACCATTTAGAGTATCTGCAGTAGCATAAGTGGTAGTTCCTCTTTCATATGGATCTCTGACAATACCAATTCTACGGAAGTCATTATCAACTGGGAAGTCTCCAAATCCTTCTGCATAAGTAAGGCGAATGTTTGTCATTACGCGCTTACCATTGAGTTCAACTTCCATGTCCGATCCATGACCGCCCTGAGGAGGAAGAACAACTTCAATTTGACCTTTTGCTGAAGCACCAACAGTTGCAGCTGATGTTAGGGCAGAATCTGTAAATAGTCCATACGCAGTTATTCCAGAACCAGTTCCAGATTTTAAAGCAATTGATCCATATGAATAACCTGATCCACGACCACCAACTGCAACAGATGAAATTGCGCCACTGGCAATAACAATTTCTGCATAAGCAGCAGTACCATCTCCAAGAACTGGAGCGTAGTAAGTGCCATCAGCAGGAAGACCACTACCAGCATCTTCTACAACATAAGCATCAATAGCACCAGCAACAACCTGATTTGCGATAACACCAGCTCTTGATGGTTCTGTTGGAAGAACGATTGGCATAAAATCGCTCGATAGGAACCTTAGTACATCGTCTGTAGGAATGGTGTACATATATTTCCATACATAAGCACCACCAGGCTCTGTATAAAGACCTGTAGCACTATCATATGAACCAGAAGATGGAACAAGTGCTGGTTCTGCTGTTGATGGTTGTCCATTTGGATTTGATGGATCCTGACCATTGTAGATACACTTCCAAACTTCATATGTTGAGTTCATTACATAGAACTTTGCATTCGAAATTGAAGATTGCCCAGTAGCGGTTAACTTACCAGTTCTACCAGTTTCCGTTGAGAAATAATCTGGTTTCCACATATCATATGTGGTGTTTGTCTGCCAGTTGTACCTTCTAATTACTGTTCTTACAAACTCTGAAGTAATTCTCTTTGCTGCAATAATATCATCATATACTGCATACTTTTCTGTTTGGTTGTCAACTGGAAGAGGTGGGATTTCATCAATTGAATATCTGTAGATTCCTGTTAGTGCTGTAGCACCAGTGTCAGATCCACCAGAGTAACCTTTTAGAGTTGCTCCTGTTGCTGGAGCAGTTTGAAGGCCTGCAGAACCAGTTACATTATAAAGAAGTAGTGACTCTTCGAATACTTCTCTAACAACTCCTTTAAAAGTTGCTGCGCCATATGAAGCACCGACGTATACTTCATCACCAACTGCAAAAGCGGTAGCGTTTTGACTAAAAATCTCTAAGTAAGCATCCCACCTTTGGGGACGACCAACAAAGAAATACATTCTTGTTCTTTCATCTCCAGTATCACTACTGCCTTCGGTGAAAGATTCAATGAATTGCTTCGCATTAAAAATTCTAAATTTATCTGAAATGATCGCAGGCATTTAAAGATCTCGTCTACAATTGCTGATTTATTTATAATGATTAAATTTAAAAAGTTCTGAGATAATCTCCAGCAGTATGTGACTGTGCCACTGTACCAGAAACTCCTCTTGTAACTCCTAAGAAACGATCACTGAACTTTGATGTGTAAGATACAATTTCGTCTCCAATTAATAACAATCCTTCATTTGGGAATACTGATGTGTCAGAAATGTAAATTATATCGTCAGTTTCATTAATGGAGATATCAAGTAGTGCTCCGTAATTTTGGATTGATGGATATCCAAGATTAAACTTGTTATCAATAGTTGTTGTGACTTTTACTGTATCTGTAGTTTCAAAATCTTCAATTGTACATTCCGAATATATCAAACCAAACTCTTCAATAGTAAGTCTTGAGACATCGGAATATCCTGTATCAATAAACTTAGAAGATTCAAAACAAACCAATCTATTTCCTAAAATATTTTGAGAGTAGAATGAATCGTTATATCCAGAATATACTTTATCAACTGTTCCAGTAAAGACTTTATCAGTGATATTAGTCTTTGTATGAGAAACTTTTATTTCTTTGACTTCACTTTCAACAATTGTTGTACTTAAAGTCTCTACCTTAGATAATGTGAATGCCTCTGCAGCAACATTTATGGTAGATAGAATAGCAATTTTTCTTTGTGAAGAGAGACTAATATTTTTTTCTTCTGGTGTAATTATCTCTACAATAGATCTTTCAACTGATACAGGAGAATTTAATATTTCAAAAGAAGTAAGTACTGATGGAGAAATAGTGCCAAGTATAGAAACACTGCTGATTACAGATACTGCTTTTACTTCAAGTTTTGGTACAATGTCAAGTTTAGTTACATAATCAACTTTTCTGTTGTTCTTTACTGTTGTGTATCCACGAGAAATAACAACTCTTGGTGGTTGTGTATATCCAGACCCAGGATTTGTAATAACAATATCAACAATGCTCTTGTTGACAACAAGAACTTCTGCACTTGCTCCACCACCATTTCCATCTACTGGAATAAACTGAACAAATGGAGCAGCATAATAACCGATTGCAGTTTCTTTATCTCTGATTTGATAATCAATGAATAGTTGTAGATCTCTCTTATTCCAAACTAAGTTGGAAACAGATCCATTGTCTATTTCTGCAATAACACCAAGTCCAAGTCCTCTGGTCAATCCATTGTAATTTGTTGCACCAACCGTGCCATAAATTTCATTAGATACTTCTTCGCCTTTTCTGAAATCTTTAAGATTTACTAATTCTGGAATAGAAACAATATTTCTGAAATCTGATTCGCCATCAATCTTAATCTGATCACCAACTCTTAGATTTGCGGTTAGTTCAGTACGAGCTTCCCATATTTCATTTGACTTGCCAGTATCATAGAATCTTGGTGTAACATTTCTAATGAGATTTCTGTTTCCTTCGGAATCTTCAAGATAAGAGAATGAAACTATGATGTCAGAAGAAGCAATGAATGATAATTTATTAGGATCATTGATGTATCCACCTAAACAGAATGTATAAGTTCCATTCTCATCAAGATCAACAACATTATCACCAGATAATACAAGATCAAAATATCCAGAGTTTGAATTAGTAATTCTCTTGATTTCTCCAATCTTGCTTGTTTTACCAGTAATTGAATTTGTTTCCAACAAGAATAGTCCAAGTCTTGATTTAGAAAGTGGAGTTCTTGAATCAATAAAATTAGACTCCCTGAACCAAGATTCAATATTAGATAACAAAGTTTTTGAAATAGTGTTATCAGTGATTCTCAAGTTAATCTTATTGTAATAAGTATCTGGTTCATAATCATAGAAAGTTAATTTCTTATCTAAATCTCTACCATAAACGACAAGAATATCTACTCTTTGAGTTACTTCTGATCCATCTATTAAAATATGAGAAGTAAGTGGTTCTTTAAAAGTTATTGTTGATCCATTAAGTGTATACGAAGTATCCTTCTTTTGTAATACTCCATCAATGAAAACATAAGCATAGTTAGAATCATCTACTGCTCTTATGTTTCCAGTTTCTCTATCAAATAGTACGAAAGGTCCTGTTTTCTTTATTGAAATTCTATCGGCATTTATTGTTAATGTTTCATAACTACCAACTCTAACAACAAAAGTTTTATCTAAAGCAAGTGGTTCTTGTACTGTTATTACATTTGACTCTTGTTCCCACTTTGGAGGAGACGAGAATGAAACAACATCAGTAGTTCCAGATCTTATGATTTCATAAGTTCCAGGTAGTTGAATTACACCATTGATGAATACTAAAAGATCTTCAGTTGAGTTGGTTCTAACATCAGAACCATCTTCATAGAATAATTCAAAATCAGTGTTCTCACCATCAATATAATCTGGATTTGTTTTGGTAACAGATCCGATTCCAGATGTTAATGTAGACTCTATTCCAGCATACAGGGATTGAATAGAAGATTCAACATCTGCACATTCAGAAGAAAGAAGTAATGGATCTGGTATCAAATTATAATTAGAATATGTTCTTAATGTAGTCCAGTTTCCTCTTCTTTGATTGTTCTCTGGTTCTGCTTGAATTAAATTAATTCCTTCCAGTAGTAGTCTTTCAATGATTCCAGAATATGAATTCAATGCAGATTCTACTTCATAACACTTAGGGAAATATTCATTTGGATCGTCAAGAATATTAGAATCTGTAAATGGTGTTTCTGATGTATAAGTTCCTGCTGGCAAGATGTTTCTCATTGCCAAAATCATCAAATCAATCGCATACTGGAATGCTTCTACAGATTCTGTAAGTTCATCATTGATGTATTTTAAGATATTGCCATCGTAGTATGCTTTTGCAAATTTAATAATCTTTTCAGTTCCACCATAACGCAATGAATATACAATAGCATCAACAAAATATCCAGTATCTCTCTTGCACTTTGTTTCATCGGGAATTACTAACGATGGATATTGTGCTTTAATCCATCCAAGAGTTTCTTCTTGAATGTATAATTTGTTCCTCTCAATTAAGTTTGATGCATCATAGAAAGTACCATTGTTAATCTTGCTTAGAGAGAATGTAACTTGTGGAATATTATTAACTGCATAAGTTGATGTTAAGGTTACTATTCCTCCCGAGATTACATCAACCTCAATAGTACCGCCACTAATAACACCTGCATATGTAGAATCAACAGTGATGATTTCAGTTTGTCCAGAAGGAACATTTAATGATGCTGTGACAATATCTCTTGCATTAGTGGAAACTCTAACTTGAGTATCATTAACAATTTCAGTTACAACTGTTCCTTCGGGGAATTGAGAACCACTGCTTACATTCATTCCAACAACAATTCCAAATGTTGATGGAACAATAATTAGATTATCTCCAGTAGAAATTATTGCATTGGTAATAGTATAATCCCAATTTCTCATTGCTGCGGCAGAAAGTTTTGCAGCATACTTAAACGCTGCCAGTGTTTCTGTTAGTTCATTGTCAATATGCTGTAAAGTGTTTCCACTATAATAAAGTTCTGCTGATCCAATTGACTTTTGATTTCCGCCAAATCTCAAGTCGTGCTCATATGCATCCAAGATATAACGAATATCTCTTGCACACTTGGATCTGTATAAATTCCATGGAAGATTCGGATACTTATCAACAACATATCCAATTGATTCTTCAACAATAAAATCTTTGTTGAATCTAATCTGATTTGCCGAGTCTAACCATCTACCACTTCTCTGGAAGAAGTTTCTTACTTTCTTTAAGTATTCCGCATTTAAGGTGTTGGATTTATACTTAAATGATCTTCCATAGAAAGATTGAGATGGTACATTTTGACCTTCTGAAATTCTTTCTCCAAGTGGAGCACTTGCAAATGTAATTGAACTTCCCGCAATCGTATAAGCAACCCCTGGTTCCTGAACTACTCCATCAATCGTTATGAGTAGTTGTTCTTCATTATAAGGAGTAAGTGCTGAGTTTGTCTTTTTATCTAATAGAGTGAAAGTTTTTGTTCCTACAACTTTTCCAGTATTCTCATCATATTCTCCATCAAAAGAAGCAGAAAGAATCACCTCAGTAGCATAAGTCTCTGCATTACTTTGGTTATCAACAGAAACAGATCCAATTCCTCTTTCTTCTGATAGATTATTAAAGTTTACAAAAGTTTCTTTAATAGTTCTTCTTGTAGATAGATTTGAAACACTCTTTGGTTCTAAGTTAATAATCGTAAAATTCTTGGAAGAAGAACTTGCGACAGTAGATTGACCAGATGATTCTACTATAACTTCACCAAATAGTTTAAATCCAGCTGGATGTGTTGTCTCTTTAATCAAATTTCTCCAAACATTTATTGGAGTCTTTGACTTAACAACATAAGAATAATCTTGATAGAAATAGGAATCTGTAATTCTTTGTGAATTAGCACTCAGTTTACCTCTATCTGACGTATAGAATCCAATATTATCATAGTAAGTTTTTATGTTTGGATTAAATACTGATGTCAAGACATCAACCACTGTTGCGGTATTTCCTCTTGCCTTTCCTCTTAAAGTAAGACCTTTCAAGAACTGACCAGTAACATTCCTAACTTTTAGAATATTACTTCCATTTTTCCAACCATTCTTAGATACTTTTGCAGTTGCATATACAGTGCCATTATTTTCAAGGACCACTTCTTCGCCAAAAGCAAAAGCATTGTCAACAAAATCAGAAAGTATTAAAATAGTATTTGAGAAAAATTGTCTTGACAAAGTATTATCATTAGTATATAAAAATCCGCTATTTTCTACTTTGATACTTTCTGGGATACCAATATCTAATGATGTTAGGTATAATTTTGCAGAAGTTTCTACAACTTTTACAGTTGGTTTTTCTGTATATCCCTTACCTTTATTTTTTAGAACAGCAGAAACAATTTTTCCATCTCTTACAACTAAATCTATTTTTGCTTCTGTTCCATTACCAATTACAACAGCTCGTGGATTTACATAATTATCTCCAGAAGAAGATAGGGTGATTGATCCAATTCTATTATTAATAGAGTCATAATTAACATCAATCATTGATTCTAATGATTTATTTGGAATAACACCAATAACAGATGGAATGGAATTATAGTCAGAACCAACATTATCAATCTTAATTGATTTTATTTTACCAATAGCAGAATTATTTGTGGTGGTATATTCTATTGTTCCTGATCCATCATACTGTGGAGTTACTGTATACTCATACAAAAATCCAGTTGCTGTAGTAAAGACAACAGTTTTTTCACCTTGAAGTGGATCATTTATTAGAGAAAAATAGTTGTTGAAAGTTTCAACATCGCCATTCCTGTCAAAGAAGTAATATCTTATAAACTCAGATTCTTCTTTTTCAGTAACTAAAGATTGTCCACTAATAACGTTATTATTGCTAAATGTTGATCCAAAGAAGAAACCATAGTTTGCTCCTGGTTTTACCTTAAAATATGATCCAGTTGTTCCTGGAGCAACATTTGATCTGAATGTATCAAGAGCAAAAATATTCTTATTGATACTATAAGAAAGATCAAAAAATGTGTCAGTCATTGAAGAATGACTGGTATCAAACTTATAACTGTAATTTCTTTGAAGTTCTAATCCGTTTAGAATATCAAAGTTAGTATTGTCTTTTGAATATTGGAATCTATTATTAACATCAATTAGATTGGTAATGTTCACTCTCTTTGTTGGCGTGCTTACGTCTTCAAATGAAGTACTCAAGTTTATAATATTTGGATTTGATACACCGTATGCGTATGAGACAACAAGAGTTTGAGTTTTTTCGTCGTAAGATTCTACATAAGGATCTCCCGCATTACCAGAACCAAGTTGAGATCCAACTGTAAATCTATATTTTGGATTTACAAATCCAACTTGAGTGCTATTATAGTGATCAATTGCATTAGTATTATTTTGTGCCCTCTCAACAATTACTTTATTAAGTGTCGAATCAACAGAGATAATTTTTACAACTTCTGATCCAACTTGTAACAAATCATCGTTTGAAAGACCTCTAACATTAGTTAAGAATAGAGAAGAGTCTGTTGATGAGAATCCAACGTGATCAACAATAGCTATGTAACTTCTCTCTGTTGCAGATGATACTTTATCCAAGTCTTCATCTTTAAAAGTTAAACCGTCGCCTCTTCTATATCCCTGTCCTTTATCTGTGATAATAACAGAAGAAATAACTCCAGGGTTAAAAACAACTGAAGTAACAGACCCAGTAATTATATTATTGGTTCCAGAATTTGTTAGAGTAATTACCTTTGTATCAACATTAACAGATGATACAACTGTATTATTAGCAATGTTTTGTCCTTTGACTGAAAGACCAACAAATATGTTAGAAATATCATTAACAGTAATGGTATTGATTGCACTATTAGATGCAGAAACTGTTTTTGTATATCCAACTGTAACGGTTGCTTTCGCATTATTTGCAGCATCTTCAATTCCAATTACTGCATCGGATGTATTTCCTACAGTTTGTCCGATAGCATTTCTTGCATTATTTTGATTAGAGAATAAAACCTCCACATCGGTAAAGGTTCCGCCGCCATATGTAGTAGATGCATAATTAGATCCCGCTACAAGTGTATCAATTCTTCCAATACCAGTATCTTGGACAGTTGAAAAATATCCAGGTGTTAATAGATTTACTGTTTGATATTTCTTCTTTCTTACATAGTAAGTTGTTTCAGTGATAGAGTCATCTGGATCAATCGTGATGTTGACTTTATCATTAACGCCAAGCAGATGCTCTCCATCAGTCCTCACTAAAGCAACATTTGTTTTTAATGAAAAGACATCAATATCCTTGCTTAAATCTAAAATTGATAGAATTTTTGTTCCAGGAGTGTCAGTTAGATTGTTACTTACGATTGAATATTCATCATCAACTATAAAAGTTCCAGTAAGAACAGAAATTTTAAGAGAATTTTGATTATTGATTGTTTCTAAAACTTGTGCAGTCGCAATAATAGAATCAACACCATCAAAAAGACTTATGGTAGAACCAGCAGAGAAATCTCCTTGCTTATCTAAAATTAATGTTTGAATTGTTCTATTTGAGTTAATCTGGTTGTTTGTATCAAATGTTCCAGATACAGACCTTAGAACAAACTCAGTGGTATTAAATGAATTTCCGTAAACAGTTCCAGTTGCACCAGTAATCTCTTGAGTTACTGTATCACCATCAAAAAAGTATACAGGTTCTGAAGTTGTTACCTTTACAACTCTTGTTTGTAGTGCTTCAATTGCATCAACATCTTTGCCATAAACTTCTTTGACTGATGCGGCAGCTCCAGATCCAGAAGTGGTTGAATTCTGGTCGATAATAACTTGATTTCCAACAGAAAAAATACTTGGCGATGATTCGACCAAAGCTCCAGAAACAGTTCCTTTCGTGATTGATTTTATCAGTGCTGAAGAATTATATCCGTTAGCAGTATAATCAGAATAATTTAATCTTCTACTACTTCTTGGCACTTCATTTTGAGAAAGAAGTGAATCATAGTTAGAACTTACTGGAAGAGAATAGAAATTCTCTCCAAGTAGATATGGGAAAGTTGGATTGTTTGAAGAATCTGTTGATATAAAATATGCATAAGTTCCTTCTGGATATTCTGGAGTTGTGCAATATCTTCCATTGTTTTTATCTAATTTTGTTCTTCCAGTGTCTTTTGATTGCGTCCACTGATAATCATCGATAAAAGTTCCCAATGGATAAGTTATTGTTGAAGGACCATCTGCTCTTGAAGTTTTTAAATTATAACCAGATGTTATCCTGGAAATAGCAGATGTGGAATCTCCTGGATCAGAATATCCAAAAGGTCCGTAAATTGGATTACCATCATAAGCATAACCAAGAATTTTTGAGTGTGTTTTGGTTGATGGTTCTTGTAATAAAGAATTTAAATTATCTCCTACTTTATATCTCAGTTTTAGTGGATTTGCAACAATACCGTATCTTTTTCCGTTAGAAGTAAAAAGGTCATCAAAGATATAACCATTTGCCCCATCAAGGGATGATTCGAATTTTTTATATCTATTTTTTACCCATCTTCTTATTTGTGCTGTAGCAGCAGCTCCACTGCCCTGTGGAATAATAGAAACTTCTGTAGTTGCTTGGGCGTAGAGTTTTCCTTTATCAACTTGAACATAGTCAACAATCTGACCTGATTCAGAGACAACTGCTTGATAAGAAGCAAACCTTCCTTTACCACTTCTATCAGTAATGACTAAAGTTGGTGGAGTAGAATAATACTCTCCTGGATTTGTAATTACAAGACTTGTTACTTCTCCATTAGTTACAACTGCTCTAATCTCGGCATTTCTTCCAGATGTGATAGTAATTTCTGGATCCTGAGTGTAAATCGTATTATCATCAACTACAATAGACTCAATAGTTTCTCCAGAGCGAACAGCAGTTGCTTTACCAGCAACATTATCAATCAAAACATAAGGAGCATTTTTATATCCCGATCCTTTCTGTGTTATTGAAGTTTTTACAATTTCCCCATACTTAACGAACTCGTCGTCTTTATAACTAAACGCTAAAGAACCATCAACAAACACACCAACATCTTTTTGTGATGTTTCATATACTTCGGTAGTTTGAATTGGAACTTTTCTTATAATTTTTAAATTTTTTGGATCTACTAAAGAAGCAGAGACACCAGCAGTTAAAATATCATAAGAGGGATAACCAGAGGAGCAAATATAATAAAACTGATCATCTTCATATATCGCAGATACATCAGCAATGTACTTCTGCAATTGAGATTGAAGATTTGAATTTGTAAGTGCCGTTGGTGCAGTGTTTAGTTCATTTACAAACCACCTTACAGTATCATCCGAAAAATCATATATGACTCTATCTTTTGTTTCAAAACCTGGACCAGAAATTTGAATACTATCACCAACTTCTGAATAAGGCAAAGCAGTTTGATTTCTTAAATTATAAAGAACACCAAATGTCATCAATTCCACTGTTCCATATTTTACTGGAACATAATCATAGATTGTTTCTCCTGCAGAATGACTTGACGAAGAAGATCTGCTATCAATATAAAATTGCTTTACGTTCTTTTCGACAAATGTAAACTTTTCATTATTGACATAGAACGATCCAGCATTTGACCATCCAAGAGTAGATTCTACAGTTACTCTATCTCCTTTTACTGCAGAGGATGAGATATTTTTTTCTAATTTAGTTCTTGAAGCAGATTTAAATTTACCATTAACAGTTGCTGGATTCAAAATAACTTCATACATCTGCTCGCCATCAATTCCACCTGCTGGTCTAACATTATCAACAATAGCGGATGCAAAATTTCCAAGTCCATCATTTTGAACGATCTGATTGCCAATCAAATCAGTAATTTCGCCAGAAACTAACTTTACTTTTAACGAGTAAGTAGTGGTCCAATCTGAAGTCGATGCTTTAAGCGTGTAATCTTTTGGGTTGTAAGTTGTAGGGACATTTTCAATGTCTCTTGCAATAATAGAATTAAAAACAAACTTAATTGAAGTTTCAGTTCCTTTTACCTTATAAAAATCGGTAATATTTTTAATGAGAGTTCTCTTGTCAATTTCTCTCTTCAAATATGCTTCTGGAAAAGAAGCAAGGTTTTCATACTCAAAGTTTTTAATAAAAGCATACAGGAACAAATTACTAATATTGTATACAAGAGTTCCACTTTGGTGCGATGCTGCCTGTGTTGTTACAAACTCTGTGCTCTCATACAAATTACCAAGGGTGGTATTGCCACTTACACCCCTGCTGACCTCAGAAAGAACATTTCCATTTCTCGATTTGTAAAAACAAATTTCATCATCAATTTTTATATACCCATTCTTTTCTGGGAATGAAGAACCATCAATAAGTGTAATAGTAGTATCTGAAGGCGTGATAATGCCATTAAAAGAAGAACTTTGATTTAATAAGTTCTCTTCATAGAAATCAATGTCTTTATACTTCTCAATGTTATTAATCACATCAAGAGGTTGCCCCTGAGACTCAATTTGCTCATAATATTTCTCTAAGAAACGAGCAAACTGTGGGTATTCAGTGGAGATAAATGAGGGGAGCTGATCCTCAATAAGATAAGAAATCTGCCTCTTCTTAACGACCATCTAAGTTACTCTTGATATACTTGAAATTTGCTCTTTGGAACATCTACATCCAAGTAGACTTCTCTTTTCGCAACAATATCGTTTGATCTTGGTTTTACTCTCAGTTCAATTTTATTGTCGGCAAAACTACCTTTAATAATAGTCAAATCATAGAGCATGATTTCACCTTTTTCATAATCAATATCACCCTGAGAATCATTCAGAACGATCTTGCTACCCGTAAGAGGATCCAATCTATATAGGACAATTTTGCCACCCCTATCTTCCAAATATACCGTCCTTGTTGGATATTCTGATACTACAAACCCAGTCGATGACATTACTGGATTGTCACAATCAATATCAAATGCATTTTGATAACAAACCTCATAATAGAAGGTCGAATTAATTTGAGGATAGAAATCTTTCCTCATTGTTACCATTGTGAGGTTTGAATTAATTGAACGATCTGCATCATCAATAACACCAACAAATTTACTGTATCTAAATTTGCCGTTAAATTTTTCTGTATCAGATTTTTGGATATAACTGTTAATTCCAGAAATAACTTTTGATCTTATCTGTTCTTGTGATTCTTCTGTCTTTGTAGTGTCATAGTAAATTTTACTATCAAGTTCAATATAAAGAATTGAAGGATCTAAAATTTCTGGTGTTACAGAAGCAACCATGTACTTCTTTAAATCTTTTTTAATTTGCTGTTTAGTAATCGACGATAAGTAGGCAGAATTTGATGGTTTGATTGCCAAGAATACTTGACCATATGCAGGTGGATCTTGCTCCTCACCACCAAATGTAATGATGTCTGCAATTGCAGGATAGATATTCCTTGCTATAGCAGCATAATCCTGTGATGTAACCGCCCTGTTCTGCGTTCCAAAGTACTTTGGAGCATTATACTTGATCTTGTCGATACCTTCGATCTCAGCGCCTCCTGCTGCTGCCTGAGTTTGAGATGCATTGATCGAAACAGTGAACGGATAATTTGTATTACCAGTGATATCTGAGAATACGCCGTTGAAAGTAAATTCTTTTACGCCATTAGTATCTGATCCATTAGTAATAAGATAAGATATTTCAATTTTTTGATTGTTCTCAAGTTTCTTTCCAAGAACACCATCACCAAAGAAAATTTCATATCTTTCATCTTCAATTTCACTTAAGAAGTAAATCTTCGATTCTGGATCAACATCTAAAATATTATTTGCATACTTATACTCTTCGAATAGTGTTGTCTGAGCACTTGGATAAACTCTAACTCTAATTGTAGTTGTATCGACGTTTTGATTCTCTATAATGAATCTTTGATTTTTTAGAGATGTGTTAACAACATAAGTGTTAGTTACTAAAGTTCCTTCCCTTATTTCAATATTGTCATATGTAGCAGATCCTGAAACGATTGCCTGCTTAATATCATCAACAACAGAAAATTGATATAACGTGTTATCATAGTTCGCAATAAATCCAGTTCCCCTCTTCAAAACAATTTGACTGTCAACAGGAACAGATCCACTGAATGTTGCAGTGAAGGATACCTTTGCTGTTGGTGCAATGACTGACTTTGGTGTGTAACCAAGTTGCTTTGCAAGTGCAACAACGTTGTCTCTTAGAGTTGCAGACTCCAAAAACAGCTCATTAACAACCATATTGGTGTTAAATGCTGTATAGTAAGTGTTATATGCGAGAACATCTAATAAAACACTTAAAGTAGAACCTTCGAAGTCATAATCGGTAAAATCCGATGTACTACTGATGTACTCTTTAAGAGCTATTCTTATTTGGTCGTAATCTAAATTAGATACCTGTGTATATGGCATTATCGTGTTCTCTCTAAGAATACATCTATTCCAATGATCTCATCCTCTCTGCCAAGAATTATTATGGTCATGTCAACATCATAACCATTTGCATCATAATTTGGAAATACGTCAATTCTGTCAATTTTTATTCTTGGTTCGTAATTAACTAAAACTCTGTTAATCTCGTCCTTAATCAAAGCACTTGATGCAAAGTCAAAAGGTTCGAACAACAAACGAGGAATTTTTGATCCAAGTTCTGGTTGAAAGAACCTTTCTCCTGTGCCAGTTAATAATAAATTAGAAATCGCTTGCTTAATCGCAGCAGAATCTTTCGAGACAATCAAGTCATCCGTAACAGGATGCTTCTTGAATGTCACATTTAAATCCTTGTAAGTAAACGATTGAGGCATTAGATGAGAATTTTTTTATATTTATCCCATCATCTATGTAGGTCACTCGTGCCAACGCTCTACAAAATCATCAAAACCACCAGCACCTCCACAAGGGCGCTCCATGCGGTCTTCTGGAAGAGGATATAGTTCGTCCCTCTTCTTTGCCCTACGCTGCTTTGTAGCGGCATCTAAAAGGCGATCACTGTCCGTTTCGGTGATCAGTGTCATACCTTCTTCGATAAATTCTTCACTTTTGTCTACTGGAAATAGTCCCATGGTTTTCTCCGTTAGAAAGTTTGATTAGAACTTTTTACGGGGTTGCTATCCCTTTTGCGCGGCGTTTTCGGCGCTTAGGTCCAATGATTGTTAGGTCTCTCCCACCAAAAGTGTAAATCCTCTACATTATCATCATAATACAATGAAACCAGATCACTCTTATATTTACTACGAACGTTCTCACAAAGAGATAATGTGTAGTAATTCTTCTCGGAGAACTTCTCCATACTCTGAGTAATCCATGTATAGTTGCCACCTCTGATGACACCTGCCTCACATAACACAAAGTTGTCCCAGTCTAACAACCACTCCGCAAAATTTAACTCAAAGTTAATCATGTATGGAGAGGGATTTTCATCAGGAAATGGCACATTTACTGCCTCAATATGAAAAATCTCTCGATCCACTGTTAGTGAATGCGAGAGATGTTGAGTTACAATACTTGAGTAATCAGGAGAAACACACAAAAAACATGTCTTACTGGGGTGAATATCCCAATCAGACATTTTGATCTTGTATGACATCTCCTGAATGAGTGCCATCTCTTTATCCTGTGAGATGAACAGTAAATCTTTCATTATTTTCCTTGTCCCCGATAACGCTTCTTAGCAGAATTACGACTGGTAGCAGAATATTTTGTGTTCTTGCTGCTTCCTTGCCGCGTGGTTTTGGGTTTCGACTCAATAATCTTGTTACCACTTACACCAATTTTGCTTCGTGCCATAATTATGCTCCTGTTATTGTTTGTGTTCCAATCTGTATTGTAGGATAACTGTACGGTCCTGTCAAGGTCCTTGGTGTACTTATTCCAGTAAGTAAATCTGCCTCATCACCAGTAACTGCGAATAACTGTCCATTGATAAACACATTCTTGTTAATTACTGGATCGATCCTTCGTATTCCTGGTTGGCATGGCAGAGGAATTAAAGGATTAATCTTTATCCCAGTAACTTGTGCTGGTAAATTTAATGAATTGTATATTTCTACTGCTTCACCCTCAGCAAATACATTCGGTGAAACGTATGGCGTACCTCCAAGAGGCGCTGAGGGATATTCGCAATTTCCATCGATACTTAAAGTATCTACTGTTTCTGGTCCAACAATATTTGGCATTGTATCTCCTCAATACTATTATGCAGATAATCTAAAGTCTCAGATATCGTCTGATACTGCGTCGAAGACGGCGGGCGGTACATCAATTGCGGTCTCTTCAGTGATTCGATCTCCTGCTCCATCTTTTCGATACGTTGCAGCATTGGCAATAAAATCGTCTCCAATTGCTCCTTGTCCATTATCTACCTTTCCAAAACTATTCAGTGCCCGATCTTCAAGTTCATCACAGAATGCATCGAAATTACTTAAAATCTCTTGCCTCTTGTCAGTATACTCATTGTAATCAAAATCTTTCATTATCCCTTAAAAGACTACTGATATTTATTCACATACTACCGTATTACGATAACTCTCAGACAAATATTGCATATTCTCCTTCCTACTGCACCATCGCAGATTATTGACAGCATTATTACTCTTATTCATATCGATATGGTCAATCTCTGCGTGTACCTCAGGATTCTCAATGAGAGTCTCTGCAACAAGTCTATGCACGTAATATCGAATCTGCTTCTGAAACTTTCCATTCTCATCATACAATGAGATGTTCACAGCATCATATCGACTCTTCGGTACACCTCCCCTCTTGTGGGGCTTTAAAGCATACACATTACCATTGTCATCCTCACGATGCACTACACCGTCCTCAGAGACATAATACCGTGCGAACTTTGTGGGAAATTTTTTCATGGCGGATTTTTTTTATTTGCAAGAATTCGGTTTTCGAAAATCATAACACCTTTTTCGAAATATTTCAAGGTCGCTGGGATACTTTTGTAGACTAACGGGACCCATCGAGTTTTCGCTCGGCCCGCCTACGTATAACATAGGGGGCATAATTAACTGCCCCCAGTGTCACTAACTAAACTGCTGCTAACTTCTTACTTAGTAGCAGTGCTGTGTGTTGCTTTGGTCTGTAAGGCAATGTGATAATCTTACCTGAAGGATGCTGCCATAGTTGATGCTTTGCTCCGTTGCGTTGTTTAATCCATCCGTTGATCTTAGCGATCTTCTGTAGTTGCTTATCTGTCATGAGTTAGTGTAGAGAATTCAACCGAAGGTGGGCAGGCGGTCGATCGCTTCCTGTTGGAAGGTCTCACCGTAGACGCCTGCGATCATGTAGGCGCTGTGTGCTGTGCCCTGTAGGGTGTTGCTGTTGACCCATCCTGTCTGGCGGGTGCTGATGTCAGAGGCAAGGCGGAAGCAGGTGGGGAGGCGCTTAGTCATGGTGTGGTGTGTTGTCTGGTGTATTGTAGCATGGGGGGCGACCCCTCAGAGGTCTGCCATCATCTCGTTCATCTCGTCTGCATCGATGGCGACGCTATCCCATGCCACGCCGTCGCCAGTCTTGGCAAGGTGGCGACCGATCTGCCCGTCAGTCATGCAGCGCACGAACTTATCCCAAGGGGTTTCGTCATCAGAGCAGAACTCGACACACGCCTTAGCGGTGTTGTAGAGGAACTCATCGTTCTGCACCCACAGGGCAGCATTCCAGGTCTCGTAAGTTGCCCAACCGTTGAAGGTGCTGAGGGTAGAAGCGGTCATGATCTCGGT